TTAAATTTTATTGCTAACACCTTTGAAGACCCGTAGGATACTGTCTTGGTTTGGCTGCGCATAATAGTTAGTCATATCGATGTGGGAGTGTCCCAGCCATCTCATGATGCTTGTATCAGATAATTTCTGATCTTTGGCCAAGGTCGCAAAATAATGCCGTAATTTGTGTGGATTAATTCTAATCCCAGACTGATCACTAACTTTGTTAAACATTCGGTCGACTGTCATTGCTGATAGTGGCTTACCACGTTTCAAAGAAACGGCCACAAAATCGTTTTGCAAAATCGTTTGTTTGTGTTTGATTCTTATCTTTTTTGATTCGTCCAACATATCGTGAATGATTTGGCACATATCTCCATTAACCACTATTGTACGATAAGCAGCACGTGTTTTAAGTCCAGTTCCATCTTTTTCTACCGGATTGCGTGCAGTATCAAATTTGATGGCGCAGCTTTCAATGCCTTTATCTCGAGAAAATTCAAAAGAGTTAAATCGTAATCCCATTAATTCCTCACGCCGCTCACCTAGAGTTAACATTCGCACAAGTGCAAAATAGAAGGGCGGTAGTATGTTTTGTGCCGTTTCTATCCATTTCTGATAGTCACTATCTTCGATTGTCTGATTCTTAGCCGGTTTACCACCAATAATTTCGATACGTTTTAATTTATTCTTATTGATAACGTCAAATGTTTCTGCATTATTCAAGATCATCTGCATCACGTGATTAACTGTTTGAATCATCGAACGAGAATAGCCATCATCAATTTTGGAGTTAATTAAATCTTGATAACGTCTTCGATCAATTTTATCAAGTGGAGTATTACCAAACGTAGGTTTCAAATGATTGTCGAAAATTCGCTTGTAATTATCATAACTAATTTTTCTCCACTGCTTTGTTTTTAATTTTTCATTACTAAGCTTTTCAAAGTATTGTGAGAGCGTCTCATTTTGCCGTCTTCCTGTCGGTAGAGTATTATTGTATAACTTATCCTCAAATGCTTTCAACACGGCAGAAGCGTCCTCACGGCTTTGAAATCCACTACGTGTGAACTCTGGATGTGAATGTTCAAAATCGGTATAGTGCCGTCTGATGCCATAACGTTTGCCTTTCTGTGTCTGATACTCGTAGATATTGGGGTAACGCTTAAGTAGTTTCCATTTTTGTGTCATAGCAAATTAGCTCCTTTGTGAAGTTTCAGTTCCAAAAATCAAACATATGTTCTTTTTTGTGTTAAATAAAAGCCCAAGTAAGGGCATTTATTTTTTAATATTTAAATTTCTTTCCGCAATTCATGCAGATCATATTACTTTAAGTGATTAACAGCATACTGAGCTTGTTCAGGAGTAAATTGTTCACCAGACGAGGATGACAATTGTTCTCTGATATCTGACTTCGACATATCCATATCCTGATAATCTTTTGCCTTATTTAATGCATTCTCATTCCAATTAACATCCGTCAGGTGATTAACAGCATACTGAGCCTGTGAAGCCGTAAACTGTTCACCAGATGAAGACGAAAGCTGATCAATGATACCTTGTTTCGACATATCCATAGAATTAGCATAATTTTCTGCTTTATCCAAGGCATTTTTGTTCCAGTTAACGTCTTTTAAATTATTTAATGCGTATTGTGCTGCCGCTTCAGAAAAGCCTTCACCACTATTTGAGGTTAGTTGATCATGTAACCCTTGCTCAGATAAATCCATAGTGGTTGCATATTCCTCGGCTTTATTAAGTGCAGAGGCATATTCAGTAGGAACATTCTTTTTAGACTTAGAAGATGAGTTAGTAGAAGAACTTTCTTTTTGACGCGAACTAGAATCGGTCTTTGGTTCTGATGATTCCTTAGCTTTTACAACAGGTTTGTTACTTTCTTTTTTCTGTTTAATAGCCATGTTAAGTTCCTTTTTTAATGAATTTTTCTTAGATTTTCTTGTTATTTTTGAAAGTGCTAATTTTGCTTTAGCAAAATCGGATTGAGGGGACTGATTATTAAGCGCATCAATTAATTTTTGAGCTTTGCTTTCACGGGATTTCTCCGCATTACTGACTGTTTGATTTGATGAACTTGCAACCGAATGATGATTAATCATAGGAAAGCTGAATAATACAATAACAATTAAGCATCCTATAATCCAGTGCCAACCAGTCTTTTTCTTAGTTTTGTCCTTACTTTTAGTATCATCCCAATTGCCTAAAATCAAAAAAATACAAAAAATTAATAACAACCATCCTAATATTTTTATGAACATTTTTACTCCTCCAAAATTTTAGTGTTTAATCTTTACCTACAACTCATAGTAATTTTTAGTCTGCATCAAATTTGAACCCTCCAAATAGAGAAGTATGTGCAATTCTATTACCAGCACCATCTTCAATAGTAATGCGTTCATAGTTCTCGTACTTGCTAGGGAAGGGCGTGTAATTGCCAACAATCCTGTTGCCTGTATTCCAAGCTGATCTAGCGACAGTTTTTAAGCTATTACTATTTAAACTCATGGCATCATCATTTAGAACAAAGACGGTTACTTCACTAGTATTATCTAGGTAAGCATCAGTAATAGCGTTTTTTGTTTTGCTAGGTACGGTGCTTAAAAATGTTTTGTAGTCAGTAAAATTTTTTTGTATTTGCTTATTTTTAGCCTTTTTCAAACTAGCTTTTTCCGCTTTTTTAGAAGCAGATCTTGCAGACTTGGCAGCTTTGCTTTCTTTTTTAGCGTTTATTTTGCTTTCTTTTTTTGCCTTACTTTCGGCTCTAGATGCTTTCTTATCCTTTGCCCTTTTTTCGGAGGCAATTTTTGCTTTACTTTCCTTTTTTGCCTTCACTTTTTTAGAGCTTTCATCTTTAGAGGCACTCTTAGCCTTGGCTTTACTTTCCGAAACACTGTTTGCGTGTTTTTCTTCTTCAGCCTTAACCTTGCGTTTCGACCGAGCGTTTTTAGATGCTTCTTTTTCACTTGCTTTTTTGCTAGACTCAATTCTGGCTTCTTTTTTATCTGCCGCGATATCCGCTTTAGTTTCTTTATAGGTAGAAACCAGAGCAAACCCGATAATCAAGAATATCAAACTAATTCCAATTTTTTTAAATCCTTTATGCGAATTGCTATGTTTAAGTTTCCCAATAAATTTCATGATTAATTGCCAGACAATATATGCAAATGACGCAATAACAACAAAAAATCCTATATAGCTTAACCAGTTCATATGAAACTTCCTCCAAAGTGTTAGTTTTCCTTAATTTTGTAAACTTCTCCTGCCTCGTGAAGATAGGTAATCTTAATGCCTAGTTCGTCGGCAACCTCGTAATCATCATCATAATCTTGTTTTTTAAAATGGTTGATCGCAGACTTGGTAACCAAATGCTTTAATCCCCAAACACGAGCACGATATTCTTGCTTAAGGTCGCTTTGAGAAGAATATCGGCTAATATCGCCGACAGTTGTCTCATAATGACCAAGTTCTTCATATAGTATTGGCACTAATTCATCTTCTGATTTGTTGGCATCAAGCAGAATTATATTCCTATAAATGTAACCACCCAGTTCATTATCCATGACAACGTACTCAACCTTAAGTTCTGGATAGTTTTTCATAATCTCATCAATTCTATCCATGGCAGTTACTCCTTATGTCTGTCTTCCTCGCGATCAATTCGTTTCTTTTGGAATTCAATAAAATCATAAACCGCTTTACGTTGTTCAGGGGTCATATCCTTAAGATCCTTATCTAGATGAGCTGCTGCAAGAACTTCTTCGTGTTTATCGTTCGTGCGGCCGAGTAGATAATCTACAGTGACATCAAATAAATTTGCAAGGTTAACAAGATCATTGTCTTTAATTGCACGCTGATCTGTTTCCCACATTCCTATTGTGCTGGGACTGACATGAGCAGCTTTTGCTAATTCGCTTTGGCTCATTTTTTTCTGCAATCGTAATTCAGCTATTCTTTGGCCTTTAGTCATACTCTTCACTCCTTGTATATATGTATAGCTTACTATCACTAACAGTGAAAAGAAACAAATTATAAATATTTTCACTATAAGTGTTGACTTTCACTCCTAGTGGTTATATGATATTCACATAGAGTGAAAGGAGGCTTTTAAATGAATAATCTTAAAAAAGAACGTTTAAAAAATAAATTAACTCAAAAACAAGCAGCAGAATCTATAGGAATCAGTTATTCAATGCTTTCTAAGGTAGAAACTGATAACAAAGTTCCATCTAAGGAAACTATGGAAAAATTTGCTAATTTCTATAGCAAAACGGTTGACTATCTTTTTTTTGAGTCACCAATCACGGAGAGTGAAAAAGAAATCAATTCTATCAAGCAAAAAGTTTAGGAGTGATCAAATGAAACTAACGATTGAAGGATCTGTATCCGATATTCAAAAAGTGCTCCAAACTATCGGAAGTAGCAAGGGGCACAAGATTGGAACTGTAACTCTATGTGGTGACGCAATTGAAAAAACTAATCATGATTCTCGTTAAATTTATTTAGTGCTTTTTTATAAACGTCCTCATAAGTTGCTAATGCATCAACATCAAAACCATTAGATGTTTTAGCTGAAATAAGTCCACTTACTACAGCACATGCCAAATCATTAGCACGTTGTTCATTATCAGTCATTATTATTCACCTCCTTCAAGATAATTATACCTTGTGGGGTGATTAACAGTATTAAATTTTCAAAGAACGAAAGGAGATGATTTTCATGAATAAACAAGAATTAATCAGAAAAGTTGTTGAAAGTGATGACCGCTACAAGGGTCGTGAGGCTTTCCTATCCGAATTAAGCGAAATGGGCTTGAAAGGCTTGCTTAAGATTCATCGAGACAATGCCCATCAAGAAATTCAAGATTCACTCGCAACTATCTTTTAACTATATTTTAATTCGTGGCACTGTGAGAAAAAATCCCACCAAGTTCACATTGAAGGGAAGTGAATTTATGCAAGAAGAATTAAAGAAGGCATTGCGTGAAGTTTTGAAGCGAAAAGACATTCGTAACTATGAACTAGCTGATTCAATGCACACCACAGCAACGAACGTTTCAAATTGGTTATCAGATACACGACCAATTCCGGATCATGTATTGTTGGAATTACCAACAGTGATTAATGATTTTTGGTTCGGTGTTCAATGGAGCTGTTTATTATTCAAAATTGATTTGATTACTGATAATCCATATTCACGGCAGGTTTTGGCACAGCAAATCAGAGCCAACAGCGAAGAGTTAGACCGCAAAGCTTTAGAGACAAAGGCAGAGGGAATAAGAAGTAAGCAACGTAGTTTATGGACAGCTGATGAAATTGCGTTCATGAAGAAATACCACAAAGAAAAGCAAGAAGAAATTCAAGCAGAGATCCAATCTTTTGCGGCTGATGAACAGGAGGTAATGGCATGACAAATTTAGAAGATATCCACGTTAAGGCCGAGCTTAGTGATGAGAGTGTAAATGCAATTGTCAATAAATTGTTCAAGTTGATGGTTAGCCAAAAAGCTAGAGAAGAAGTTGACAAGGGAAAAGATGATGTTATTACCCAAGCAGTACTCTGTAAAGAAGAACTGCATTGTTCGCCAGCCACGTTTAACAAATGGTACCGAATTGATTTTCCATGGTATCCAAAAGGATCAGCACGTGTTTATCACAGAAGCGATGTTAAGCCTTGGCAAAACGCACATAAACAGGTTTTAGAAAAACATCAAATTTAGGAGGAAGTCAGCATGATTGGATTTTTTACATTGTTTGGTTTAGCAATCGGTGCTTTATGTTTATTGAGCTTTGATGCCGGACGTAGGCATGAAAAATGGATCAATGATGAGATTGGAGGCAATCACAAATGAGCTTTTTTACATTTTTTGGATTTTTAGCCACAGGGTTTTTGATAGACGAATTTGTCAGATTTGGAATGAACGAAACAAGTATTTTTACACACAAAAAAAGTGCAACCAACAGCCGCCAAGCAGAGTTGCACAATCACTATAACAACGCATAGATTAAATATCTATGCCTCAATTATACATCACGAAATGAGGCAATGACAATGAAAGTAGAAGATCTAACAGATGATGAAGTCATTCGAACAGCTTTTGAAACATTGAATGATAAAGAAATGTACGACGCTGTTGCCGATTTTGCGGACGACATCTACATGAACGGCACAATTAAAGAACGCGGATTACTTGCATCATATATGCAAGGCGCTCTGGAAGAACACGGGGAGGACTAATTTATGGCTAATGAATTGTTAGATAAGCCGATTGAGTACGAAGTGAACGGTGAACAAGTCAAGCTCTCAGGTAATATGGTTAAACAGTTTCTTGTCAGTGGGCAAGGCAATGTATCAGATCAAGAAGTTGTGATGTTTCTGCAGCTTTGCCGGTACCAGCATTTGAATCCATTCTTGAATGAAGCATATCTAGTCAAGTTCGGATCTAATCCTGCACAAATTATTGTTTCTAAAGAAGCATTCATGAAACGGGCAGAAAATAATAAACATTATCGTGGCTTTAAAGCTGGGGTAATTGTTACTAGAGGCGAAGACATTAAGTATTTACCAGGGGCTATCAAGTTACCTAAGGACGTTCTAATTGGTGGTTGGGCAGAAGTGAAACGTAACGATCGAGATGAACCTGTGCGTACAGAAATCAGCATGAGTGAATTCAGCAAGAGCCAAGCAACATGGAAGTCAATGCCAATGAATATGATTCGTAAGACGGCCATTGTTAACTGCTTACGTGAGGCGTTCCCTGAAACGTTAGGAGCATTGTACACCGAAGACGATAAACCGCCGGTAACTAGCCATCAGACAAAAACTGTTGAAGTCGAAGAAACACCAGCAAGTGAAACTACCACTGATTTGTTAAAAGGATTCCACAAGGCACAGAAAAAAGCTGACAAAGCAAGTAAAGAAATCGATCAACCAAAAACTAAAGATTCAGAGGTGAAACCAGATGACAATAATGCTGAAGAAAGCAGTCAAGAGCCGCCCGTTGAACAAGGAGAACTATTACACAAATGAAATGGCTAAGCGTTACATGTCCAATTCCGTTTATCAATATTTTCTCAAGTGTGAAGCGAATGCATTGTTTAACTTAGAAAATCCGTCGATTGATGAAGAACCTGCAACACCGTTACTAGTTGGCAATTATGTTCATTCTTATTTTGAATCAGTTGAATCACATGAGAGTTTTGTTAACAAATACAGCCAGTTCAAAAATAGTTCTGGAAAAGTAAAAGACCTGATTCATACGAAAAAAGGACTGCGTTCAGACTTTCAAACGGCAGAAAACATGATTAAGCGATTAGATGATGATGATCTATTTCAATATTTCTACAACGACGAAGACTGTGAGAAAGAATCAATTGTTACGGGAAACATGTTCGGAGTTCCTTGGAAAGGCAAAATTGATAGTTTGAATGTTCAAAAAGGTTATTTCTGTGATATCAAAACAGTTGATGATCTCAATAAAAAGCATTGGTCTGTTGATGATCATCAATGGGTATCGTTTTTCAAGGATCGCCATTATGCCACCCAGATGGGCATGTACAAAAAGATGTTACAGGGTATGTATCACAAGCCGTTTTCCTGCTATGTATTCGCGGTAGATAAAACCCAAGGAAACGGATTAGCAGCCATAGAAGTACCGTTTGAAGACATGACAGAGGCAGTAACGAGTGTTGAAGAACATTTGCCAAGAGTAGTACAGGTAGAAAAGCACGAAGCCGAGCCTACAAGATGCGAGCATTGCGAGTATTGCAAATCTACTCGTCAGCTAACTGGATTTATCACTGATCCAGAAGAATTAATTTACTAGGAGGTGGCACATTGAACTATATTCAGCAGATTCGAGCGTTTGACGATTTTAAGCTATATAAAGCAAGGCTGTCCGCTGGTCAGATAGCTTTATGGCACGCATTGATGTCCATAAACAACAAGACTAGCTGGCAGGAATGGTTTACTGCTGCGAATGTAACGCTTGAATCATTGTCCGGATTATCACGTTCAGGAATCCTCAAGAACCGAAATATTTTAAAGCAATTGGAATTAATTGACTTTAAAACGAACGGTCGAAAAGCCACTTCTTATCATGTTTGCACACTTTATACGTCAGATAGCAAGCATGAAAGTAATCAAAGTAGTAAGCATAGTAGTACGCAAGACAGTACGCATACTAGTAAGCATGAAAGTAACACATTAACTAAACATAAACTAAACGAAACTAAACAATATGAAGAAGGCACGGTCTCACCAAATTCATTTGAGACATGGGAAAATCTTTGGGGATTTCCTAATGCAATTGTTCAACAAGACTTTGAACATTGGCGAGCTGATTTTTCGGAAGACATGATTATCTATGCAATAACCGAAGCCGGTAAACGTGATGTGCAGTCAAAAGGTGCTGATCGGTACATTGACAAAGTTCTAGATGGCTGGAAAGAACGCAAAATCACAACCATTGAACAGGCAAAAGAGGCAGCTGCTAAGCATCAAGAACTGATGAAGTCCCAGTACAGCAAACCAAACTGGCGTCAGAGAACGCCTGTGCAGAAGGAAACTCTTCCAGATTGGGCAAAATCCGATTATGAAGTGACAGATACAATGGCTGATGCAAAAACACAACAAGAATTCAACGAACGTTTGGCAAAACTACGGAGCAAACGGAGCAGCTAAGGAGGTTCAACAATGATTTTAAACGGCAAAATCAACAGAATAGCTGGTAATAAGGTCATTGTTGAACTCAATGACTTACCAGACTTGCGAAAGGTTTCTAAGCTGTCAAATGGCAAACAGCCCAGTGTTGAAATCGACCTGGAAGATGGTCGTACTATCACGCCTGCACAGCGGGCTAAGGCATGGGCACTTATGAACGATATCTGTGATTGGTCAGGCTATATGCCACTTGAGATTGAACAGATTATGAAAGTGAGATATACGGTTCAAACTAATACCAAGTATTTCTTAATGCATGATTGTTCAGTAGAGACGGCAACGCGGTTTATTGAGAGCATTATCAACTTTTGTTTTAACAACGATATTCCGTTTAAAACCAAGACCTGGGATCTAATCAAAAATAGTTATCCAATCATGATTCAGTGCCTCCGTCATCGACGTTGCTGCATTTGCGGAAAGCCGGCGGACATTGCGCACTATGAAACGGTTGGTATGGGACGCAATAGACGACATATTGACCATTCGGAATATCATTTTATGGCTCTATGCCGTAAGCATCACGAAGAACAGCACACGATTGGAATTTTAACATTTTGCCGAAAATATCAGTTAAAACCAATCAAGTTAAGCGATGATGATCGCAAATCACTAAGAATAGGCGGGTGAAAAATATGGCAGATTCAGTCAGTACTTACGTAGCACACCACAGTGGCGGCAGTAATTTTAATCAAAGTCAATTTAATATTGCACCAATCAGCAACGGCATCAAACTAGAAAAAGCGAATATTCCTAAAAATCTCAAGGCTGGTTCACTGGTTTATCAGAACGCGTTTGATGGTCAACCACAGGTAACCGGTCGCATTCTCAAGTTTTACAACAACTCAGCTTTGATCACGATTGAAAGTAGTGAAACGTTTAACGAGCTTGAACTACGTGAGATGAATTACCGCACGGTGATCAGTTACAGTCATATCCGTAAGATGGGTGTGTGATTTATGGATGGAAGATTAAATAGGCGTGAGGCCGAGCAATATCTATTCAAGGTGACTGGGTTGGACATTGCGGCGCTTGGAGGATTAGCCGAAGAAAAATATACAAAACACAAATTAAATCAGTTAGTTACAGACCTGGTCAAGCACAAGGAGAGCAAACATGAAGAATAATTTGAGATTAATTCTAGCCGAACGGCATATGCCTGTTTGCCGGCTTGCAAAAGAAATCAATGTAAAGCCAAGACGTCTATACCGTATTACTAGATGGCAGAGCAAACGTATTGAACCGAATTTACTTTTAAAAATAATGGGCTGTTTAGAAACCACAGCTAATGAGTTTTTTGGAATTGAGGGATGAAAAATGACATTTGAGGAAGCAATGAAAAACATATACGGATGGACTATTGAAAAAGATGAAGCAGTGCCACCCAAGATGGATTTACCGAGTTGCGTAAAGGAACGTATCAAATGGGCTCTTCCAGAGGGAGAAAACGGGCTAACCTTTATAGGCACAATGCAAAGCATCTTTGCTTATGATGAAGGGAAAGCTAAACGTGATTGGAATATGGGCGCTGCAGCCGAATGGCTACCAGTATCAGAAGACTTCATCAAATGGAGAGACCAAACGCCTTTGACAGAGTTGCAAATTGCAGTTGAACTTATTTATGGTTCGGAAGAAAACGATGAATTGGAACGGGAGGAAAGCAATGATGAAGTTTCATAAGAAGGACGTGACCATCACCGAGACAGTCGGTAATTCGGCTGGAGTGACGATGAAATTTCGTAGAAAAGATGCGATCATTGCCGAACAATTTGACGGCACACCTGAAATGACAAAAAAGTATGATTTATTACAGCCATTTGCAGACCAAGGCTATCTTAGATATTATCTCAATTTTCAAGTTGTTCATAAAAACGATTGGCTTGTATATGACGGCGGGCTTATTCCGCAAATTTTGTCAGATAAAACCTTCAACGAAATGTATGAGCCAGTTAAGGACTGATTTTCATGAGAAAGAAAAACGACTATGCAGTTTATAAAGGTGATACATTCTTGTTTCTGGGCACCGCCGAGGAATGTGCAGAATACTTTAACGTAAAAATTGAATCCATTAAGTTTCTGTCAACACCGTCTGGTCGTGCAAGATATGCAAAACGGAAAAGACAAGATAAAGCAATTACGGTAGTCAATATTGGACCAGATGAGGAGGAAAAAGAATGAATAAAGATATAAAACGTAAAGTTCAAAATTACATCGATAATGTAATTCTTCCAGATGATATCGACGGAATGGATGGCACTAAAACGGCTGGGATGATCTCAAGTGGATTGATTGACTGGATTGAAGACACGTCAAACGTTGATCTCTGGAAGCCAACCGACTTAACTAAGGCAATCATGGGGCACCAAGAAGAGTTTACCAAAATGGTCAAGGATTCGTTTATTGCACTCGCTAATGACCCAATCATCTAGGGTATTCAGATATCCAACGGGAGTTATCCCGTTACATAAAGAAGAGCTAGTAAAACCAGCCAAGAAGAAGCCTAGCAAGTATCACAACCGTAAGCAGTTGTACGACGAAATTGAATTCGATTCGTTAGCAGAAATTGCCTACTACAAGTTGTTGAGAATTCAGAAGGCAGATTTTAAATATCACCAATCATTTGAAATTTGCCCGGCATTCAAAATTAACGGTAAAGCAAAACGGCATCGCGTCTATACCCCAGATTTCACGATTTATGAGGGTAATGAATTGATCAAGGCCATTGACATTAAAGGGATGAAAACGACGGCAGACGCAAGCTTACGCATGAATCTGTTCGAGTACAAATACAACGTACCTGTAATGATTGCTAGGTACGATCGTAAAACACAAGAATTCAAGGAGAAATTAGCATGAACCAAGAAAAAGAAGGACTGCCATCAAGTGTTGAAGCATTTTTAATGAATCACAATATAGCGGTCAAACAGTACAAGATTCGAAAAACGGTAATTTACTTTAAAGATACGAAAAATGTAACTTATCGGTATTTTAAAAATAATCACATTTTACAGAGTTTTGTTAATAAGGATTGGCACGACTTGATTAGAAGTGAAGACACAAAGGACATTAGCTTATTTTAGAGGAGATCTTATGAGGGAATATATGCAGGGCATTTTGGACATTATCGGCGCTGGTTGTGGCTGTTCGGTGATTCTTTTAGCAGCAGCTGGAATTATTATGTTACTGGTCAAGTCCATCACGTTACTTTGGCAATTGATATTTTAGACAGCAAAAAAGCCGATACCTAAAGATACCAGCTTCCTCGATATAGTTGGACCACTCAACTTCAATTATATCACGGAACACAGGGGAGTGGCGACTTTTGGAAAAAGATTATCCTAACTGGTATCTGCATAGTTTATCAGTTGATTTAGGTAAAACGGCTGTCAATGTTAAGCGATTTTTTAAAAAAGAATATCCTCGTATGTGCAGAGTTGCCGGCATAAATCCTGCTTCGATCAAGTCGCCCTCCATGGACGGCATGCCTAAGAGCGAAGGCTTTGGTAATTCGGCCGAGGAAAAAGTAGTAGATCATCTCGGCAAGTTAGAACAGGTTGAATTAGTACTTAAGGCGATTCGTTATTGTGATGCTACGTCACAGTTTATCTTGATTGAAAGCTTAATTCAGCATAAGAGCAACGATATTGTATCGGATGAGTTAGGCTACATGAATTCACGATTCAGCGACTACAAGACATATGCATTACAAGCGTTCGCAGATTCTTACGAAGGTATTGCGAATGTTGACTTGCACGTCTATGACGAAGAAAAAATAAAATCGTAATTTTATCGGATTTTTATCGGAATTATTTCGGAATTTTATCGGAAAAACATCGGACATATTGCGCTTAAAACGGGGTTATATTGGTAATATCGAAAGATTAAGCAACTGGTGTTCAAGTCCATTTTATATCTACCTCCTTTCTAAATAATTGACGATTACAAGTTTTACAAACGAACAATCTTTCGAGGCACTGTCGTCGTTTAATTCGGTAAGACGGAAAATGCGGGTTCGAATCCCGTCGGCAGTATTGAGATAGCTACAGTCACTAAGACGTATGTGTGGCCGTACACAATCGTAACTATCTCGTATCGAGTGGCGGAATAGGTAGACGCAAGGCAAGGTATTGAACAGACGCACGCAGTCATGGACAGTCATTCAATACTATGTGTGGTGCAAATCCACACTTCGATATTGGTTTTTGTGAGGAGAATCTAATTGATAGTTACCCACGAATAAGTATCAATTTGGATCTCTGGTTAAGACCAACAAGTTAGACGGGAAACCGTCTTTTTTTGTTGCGTTAATTTTAAGGAGGAAAACAAGATGGAAACGAGTAATACGAATGATCATACAATCAAATCAACTGACGGTGCTCCAATTTACCAGTATAAGGGTTCTCATGCAAAGAAGGACTTTGATGTTAGGAAGGACGGGATTATGGGTGTGAATCTCAACGGCAATAAGGTTGAGTTAGATGATGGAATGCTACCAGATGTTATTGCCAGCTTGCGAGCACAAGTTGCTGATCTTTTCGGAACAGTTAGTAAACTTGAAACAACCATTACAGAGCTAAGAAGTGATGATTATGATAAATACAAATAAGTATGGATATGTAAGTCGCACAGAAGCACGTATTTTTGGTGAACTTGATCGTAAGCCTAAGAAATCACGCCACCAATACGATCATAAGAAAGACCATTTCAAGGGTTCAGGGTTCGTGAAGACACAAGTGAGACACTACGACCATAATTAATAATTAAATTTGAACACATGGAGGTGTGGTGATATGTAATGAAGCGAAAATTAACGGCAAAACAGAAAAAGTTTGCCAATGAATTCATTAAAACTAACAACGCCTATCAATCGGCTATAAACGCAGGCTACGCAAAGGGTACAGCTCGGAACGCAACTAAACAATTACTGGAAAATACTGGAATTCATGAATATATCATTAAAAAGACTGGCAACGTTGAAAAGCGTGAGTCTGACGAAGCTGACGAAGTGCTAAAAAACATCTATCGAATTGCTGCTGGTAAGCCTATCAAACGCGATTTTGTTCAAACCGACAACTTAAAAAAAGAAATTGCTTTGAGAGGCGTAAAAAAGGGATCTAAGCCAACAGCTACTATGAGATCTGGATATGAAACGAATGAGACCTCTATAACGCCAGCTGCTACCAAGGAGCAAGTAGCCGCAGCTGAACTGTGGTTCAAACTAAATGGTAAGCTCAAAAATGATAGTAAAGAGGTCGAAAAGCAAAAAATTCGCAAGCTTGAAGCAGATGCTGATATAGCCAAATTTAAAGCTAAAATGCTCATGGGTGATACAGATGGCATTGATAAGACGGTAATTCTAGACGATTTAGAAGGTGATCAAGATGAGTGAAATTAAGATTAGTCAACTTGTTAATCCTCACTTCTCTAAGTTGTGGAATACTAAGCGACCTTATGTGATTGCTAAGGGTGGCCGTGGGTCATTCAAGTCATCAACGATTAGCTTAAAACTGGTTATGATGCTTAAAAAACAAGCCCAGTTTGGCCATAAAGCTAACGTGATCTGTATTCGTGAGAATCAAACCAATTTACGTGATTCGGTCTTCGGACAAATTCAGTGGGCAATTGGTATGCTGCACATGTCTAATGAGTTTAAGAGCACGACAAGCCCAATGCACATCACACACATTACTTCTGGCAATACGTTTTACTTTTATGGTGCGAATGATCCTGAACGTTTGAAGTCTAACACAGTGCCTAATGTGATTGGACTCTGGTACGAAGAAGCTGCTAACTTCAAGAGCGCCGAAGTATTCGATGAGACGAACCCGACATTTATCCGTAACAAATCGCCGTGGGTTAATGACGTTAAGATATATTATTCATACAACCCGCCTAGGAATCCGTACGATTGGATCAACGAGTGGATAACGGACAATGAGAGCGATTCAGACTATCTAATTGATACTTCGACTTATCTTGATGACAAACTTAATATCACGACTGATCAGCAGCTTAAGTTGATTGAGAAGTACAAAAAGAACGACTTCGATTATTATCGTTGGCTGTATCTGGGCGAGCCAGTTGGATTAGGTACCAATATTTACAACATGAATTTATTTCATAAATGGAATTCTATCCCAGATGATGACCGGATTCGTGCTATTTATTTCTCGCAAGATAGTGGGCAAGAAGTATCAGCAACCACCGAATCGTGCTTTGGCTTGACCACGCAGGGCAATGTGGTGTTGTTGAACACCTATTACTACAGCCCAGTTAAGAAGGTCAACAAGAAAGCACCAAGTGAGTTTGTAGAGGACTTATACAAGTTCGAGAATGACTGTATTAATGAATGGGGCATGTATCCAGTCAAACGTTCAGCTGATTCGGCCACGTCTGATTTTGCCTTAGATCATCAATATTTTTTGAAGTATGGCAATCATTGGCATCACGTGGCCAAGAAAAAGAAAACACAAATGATTGATAACGTTCAAAACTTACTCGCCCAGGGTAGGTTTTTTTATTTGGCAAAGCCTGAGAATGATATTTTCATAGACGAAAATAGACGCTATCAATGGGATGCAGATACATTACAGAGTGATGATCCTAAGGTAATCAAGGAGCACGACCATACTTGCGATTCATTTCAGTATTTTGTGTTAGACAATTTAAGAGATTTAGGCCTCAAATTCTAGGGGGTGGATGATATTCATAATTTAGTTGCGAGAGTAAAAGAGTTTTTCGGAAAGGCGGTGAGCAAAGTGGCACAGACAATGTATGGTAACTCGTTGACAAAGATCACCGATGATTCACGAATATCACTTGATCCACGAGAATATGAACGAATTCATCGAAACAAAATATATTATTCCAATCATTTTCCAGATATTCGATATATTTCATCATTGAAAAAAGCAGAAACACGGCCGTTCTATAGTCTTAACATGACTAAGACAGCCGCTAGACGTATCGCAAGCATTTGTTTCAATGAGAAATGTGACGTGAATATTGGCAGTTTAGCCGTATCTCAAGATGAAAGCGTTGAAGGTAACAGCAATGCCAATTCCGACGTAGTTCAGGACTTCGTTAAACAAGTTCTTGAAGACAATGATTTCAAGAATAAGTATGAAACAGAGTTAGAAAAGGGTATTGCATTAGGTGATTTTGCTATGCGTCCTTATGTGGATTCTACAGACCACGATAAGATTAAAATTGCGTGGATTAGAGCAGATCAGTTCTATCCACTTAAGTCTAATACGAACGGCGTAAGTGAAGCCTGTATCGCTTCTGTGACGGTTAAGAGCAATGCCAATCATTCTACCACTTATTACACCTTGCTAGAGTTTCACCGCTGGAATAGAGATAGCAATGGCGATCATTATGTGATTGACAACGAGTTGTATCGTTCTGATACGCCCGACGTGGTGGGTAATCAAGTGCCATTAAGTGAATGCTACGAAGATATTGAACCAGAAGTTGTGATAGACGGATTAAGTCATCCACTGTTCGCTTACTTTAAGACGCCTGGAGCCAATAACAAATCGCTAGAAAGCCCACTAGGTGCAGGCTTAGTTGATAACTCCAGAGAAGTATTAGATGCCATTAATATCACGCATGATCAATTCGTACGTGAGGTTAAAATGGGCAAGCGTCGCATTATTGTTCCTGAACAGATGGTCAAGTTTGATGAAGTGCACAAGCCAACTTTCGACAGTGATGAAGATACATTTTTGAGCAGCAATAGTGAAAGCGATGACTTTAAGCCACAAGATGTGACGTCTGATATTCGTACGCAGGAATATAAGGACGCTTTAGATAGATTTATCAAGGAGTTTGAAGTACAGATTGGCTTATCTACTGGCACGTTTAGTCAGGCAGATTCAAGCGGCGATGTAACAGCCACACAGGTTGTTTCAGACAATTCGATGACTTATCAAACGCGGTCTAGTTATCTAACCATGATTGAACAATCCATAAAAGAACTTGTTTATGCTGTGGTTGAGATTGGATCAACTGGCGAGCTTTACACCAATGGTCAAGCACCGTTAGCTTCATCTGTGGTTGATATGGACGACTTGGATATTAATGTGCAATTTGATGACGGAGTGTTTGTAGACAAGAAATCGCAGGCTGATTACATCACAGAACTGTTGACTGCTGGATTAGTTCCTAAGTGGTATGCCATTATGAAAGTCAATGATTTACCAGAATCCGAAGCCAAGAAATGGGCGGAAGAAATTAATGACGAGACCACAGCAGCAACACCTGAAACACCGTTCGGAGAGGAAGAGACAACGGGCGGAGATGATGAATAATGGCTACACCACAGCAGTTAAAAGACCAGGCCAGTAGTGTTGCTGGTATCTATTCGGATTTGCAGGACGAAATACTTAAACAGATTATTAAGCGTCTAAATGATGGCGGCCTTGATAAGATTGACCGTGATAATGTCCTTAAGTGGCAGATGCAAAAGCTTTCCGAATTAGACAAAGTGAATGAAGATACCATCAAGCAGATCATTACAGCTACTAAAATGGGCAATATCCAGATTGAAAAGCTAATCGATGTAATTACAGACGCAGCAGTTGAAACAGCTGACAACGGCTTAGAACAAGCTACTGGCTTAAGTAAACAGCCTATGAATGAAGTTGATACTGTCATGAAGGGTTTAACTGATCAAACTATGGGTGATTTGAATAACAACGTTAACCAAAAGCTGATTAGTCAAAACTTTAAAGACACTGCACAAGCACAGGCATATACTGATATCGTTAACAAGACGACTGCTAAAGTTGTTACTGGTCTTAAAAGCCCACAGCAGGCGTTGAGTGACACGGTTTATCAATGGCAAAACCAAGGCGGTTTGAAGTCTGGATTCGTTGACAAAGGTGGTCATCATTGGACGTTACAAGGATATGCCAACACGTTGATTAATACGACAGTGCCACGAACGTATGGTGCTGTTACTAAGCAGCGTATGGATGACTATGATTATCACCTGGTTTTATATCCAGCTCATCCAACAGCACGTGAAGCATGTGCACCAATACAGGGACTTGTGGTAAATATGGTTCCACCAAGTGATCCTAAGTTCGACCCTAAGTACGATACGGTTTACAATCACGGTTACGGCACAGCTGGGGGAGCGTTGGGAATTAATTGCAGCCATTGGAGCTTTACCGTATTTGTTCCTGGTGTTAGCACAAACAATCTACATCCAGTTTCACCTGAACAAGCGATTGATAATGCTAAGGTTCAGGGAAACCAACGACGTATGGAACGGGCTATCAGATTATCTAAGTCAAAACTACAGGCAGCTGAAGAATTAGGTGATCAAGACGGTATTAAGCATTTTAAATTACAGGTCCGTAATCAGCAGTCTGCCATCCGTCAATTAGTTAAAAAACACGACTTCTTGTCACGTGAATATAGTCGCGAAAAGGTTTATGGTTCGAGTATCACTAAACCTAAGACGGCTAAAACCGAACTCAAGCCGTCTATCAAGGATTCGGAAATCATTAATGCTTTTGAGAAGACTAATATCAAAGAGGCTTTTGGTGACGAATATTATAGCCAATTCAAGAGCAGTATTTCGAATTTAGAAGACGAACAGCTTCGTAAACTATATGCCAATTATGGGCAAGATATTGAGTTTGCAAATGTGACTAAAGCCGCTAATAATCATGCTTTCACAGATGGCAATAACGTTCATTTGGGCAATTCTTCTTTTGAAGGCAATGAAATAAATGAACCAATGCAGACTGTTTTTCATGAAATTGGACATGCAATTGACAGCGCATCCATGAACGATGTGTATGGTAAACAGTTGATACCCACTGGCGGTCAGGTCAAAAAACGTTTAGCTGGAAAAACGTACACATTTGATGAAGAGGCGCACCACGTTACTGGAGATCCAAAATTTGATCTTGGTAATACTATTAAACAAGATTTATTTGACTACATTAATCACGGTGAAGCTAAGTCTCCAATGCAGATGGGCAAGAGGCCACGTAAAAAGGCTGAAAAAGCAATTTGGATGGAAGAGGATAGCAAGTCGTGGGAAGGTGTCGAAAAGATACGCGATTTTATTCGTGACACCAAGCCAACAGCTTTGAAGAATCTGAAAAAATATAGTGATGTTTCTGATATTATTGACGGTACCGGATATGATGCGTTTGATTGTCCGTGGAGAGTTGGCCATGGATCCAAATATTGGAATGATTACGGCAATGAAGAGACTGAATTTTTTGCCGAGTACACTTCATCAAGGGCAGCAAATCCAGCTTCGTTGGCGTTGATTAAAGAAATATTTCCAAATGCTGCTAAAATATGCGATTCGTTGATTGATAAAATGGTGGAGGCGAAAAAATAATGCTATTTGTGGAAGATGGGGCAGCACTGATCATGAATGCTGCAATTCAGAGGTATGAAGATAAGTTCGAGGTTGATTTTCCACTGTATGAACATTTAGACCTTACAAGTGGTGATGGATATGATGTTTCTGCTGCTGGTGCTAAAAGGTTGTCCACGTTTATTGATGGTAGAATTGAAGCAGATGCCCCAGTAGAAATTCCAGAGGGATATGAAGATAGATTGTATTAATAGTTTTCGCCCTAAGTATGGCGTTAAAAGGCTTATTTTTTATGTCCATTTCGGGGTCGTTGCCCCGTAAAACATTCGAAAGGTGGAAACAAACATGAGTTTAACAAGAGAGTTTTTGAAGGATTTAGGCGTTGAGGGAGATCCACTTGAAAAGATTATGGCCGAGGTTGGTAAGGAACATACCAATGATGCCAAGGTTGCAGAATTGCAGTCTCAAGTGGATTCGCTCAAGTCAAGCAATGAGGATCTTACCTCACAAGTGAGTGCACGTGATGATCAATTGGACGAGTTGAGCAAACAGGCTGGGAACAGCAAAGAGCTATCTGCCAAAATTGATGAACTCAAGCAAGCCAATCAAGAATCTAACACGGCTTATGAAGCCAAGATAGCTACTATCAATAAGAACAACAAGATAGATTTGGCTTTGCGAGATGCTGGGGCACGTAACCCTAAAGCTGTTCGTGCATTGCTTGATGAATCTAAAGTTAGTGTTGACGGCGATAACCTAATTGGCTTGACAGATCAGCTTAAGTCCCTTGAAGATTCAGACAGTTACCTGTTTCAGTCTAAGGATCCTAAACCTAGCCAAGGCATTCATGCCACGGCTGGCGGTAATCCTAGTGGTGCTCCATACACTGGAAATAAGTCCTTGGCTGAAATGTCGTTAGAGGAGCAGACCGAACTTTATAAGTCCGATCCAGAAGAATTCGCCCGATTATCAGGGCAAAAATAAAAACAGGAGAGTGACAAGATTATGGCACAATTTCAACTTTCGGACGCAATTATCCCTTCAGTATTCGGGCCCTACGTCCAAAATGTATCTACAAAAACCAATCGTTTTATTCAAAGCGGAATTACAACACCTAATACAGACGATCAGGTTAATACACAATTACTAGCACCTGGAGATTTCATCACATTACCATATATTAATGACCTTGAGGGTGACCCAGAATCATGGACTGATCAAGGCGATATTGCTGTTGCTGGTTTGACAACTGGTGAACAACGGGCATTCAAGTTCCGTCTTGAAAAAGCATTTGGAGCAACTGATATTTCTAACTTAGTTTCTGGTGCCAATGCTCTAGAAACAATTGCACAACGTTTCGGCGCTTATTGGAATCGTGTTGATCAGAATATCTTGCTCAAAACATTAGCTGGTGTTTTTGCTAACTCTGATGTTGCTACAGCTAAGTTATATGATGAAACTGTTAAGGCTCCAACCAACACGTTTGGTGCAGCCGGATTCTTGGGAGCAATCGCATTACTTGGTGATTTACAAGATAGCACTGTTTCTAAGATTGCTGTTAACAGCGCTGTTTACGGTCAAATGAAGTTGTTACAGATGATTGATACAGTTCAACCAGCAGGTGCTGTTGTTCCAATCAATGTTTATAACGGCATGCAGATCGTTGTTGATGATGACATTCCAGTAAATGCAGATGGTACTACTACAGCTTATGTATTTGGCGCTGGCGCTGTCGGTTACGCTACTGCCCAACCTGCGAATGCTGTTGAAACTGAACGTGAAGCACGTAAGCAAGGCGGACGTACTAATATCATCAACCGTCGCGTTATCGCTACTCATGTCAATGGTACTTCTGTAGCTAAGGACTTCACTCCTGCCGGTCAAACTGTAACAATTGACGAATTGGCTAAGGACACAACTTGGGCATCTATTACTGATCCTCGTAACATCAAGGTTATTGCCTACAAGGCTAAGTTAGATTCTCAATTCGTACCAGCAAGTACTGGTTCAACTGATTCAGGTGCTACATCCAGTGCAGCAGGTTCTGACGCAGCGGCTGGATCAAGCGCAGCAAGTTCAGCAGCATCTAGTGCTTCGGGAAACTAACAACGCCCGTTGATTCGGGCGATAACACTAAACCAGATAGCACTTGGACAATTGCCCAGATAACTGCTTGGTTAGATAGTAATGGTATTGATCATACTGGTGTAACCTTGAAGGCTGACTTATTGGCATTAGTGCCACAAGACTAAGGAGGTAAAACGTATGTACTTAACTTATGACGAATATTCAAAACTCAATTCGCTCGATAGTACCGTTACCTCTGACCTATTTGCCAAATATATTGGTAAGGCTAGTCTGGTAATTGATGAGATTACTAGTGACTATTATCAGCTTCACGACTTGACGACTGACGAGAACACTTATAGGGCTGGCAAGTTTCGTGAAGCAATTGGCCTTGAGATTAATCACCTGAACGAATTAGGCACTTCGTCAAGCTACGAGGCAGGTCTTGAACCATCTAGTGTTTCTATGGGGCGTACATCCATCAACTATGGCAACCAGACCCAGGGTATTAATGGTGCTCCATTGAGTGCACTATATTCGGACGAAGCAATTTCGGTATTAGCAGGGTCTGGATTGCTCTACAGAGGAGTGCGAAGCATATGAGAGATATAAAGCTACCACTTATTATGCAGCGCATGCTTGTTGACACGATCACCTTGAAACACAAGGGCGGTACAGATGATTGGAATAATATTCTAGACGACAAAACCTATCAAGTAACTAATGTACGTTGTGACCCCACTAGTGGGTATTCTCGCAGTATGCAAGGCGAAACGGTTAACTTCTCATCAGTTTACTATGTTTATCCTGATTATTCGTTGTTTGACGGCAAATTAAACCAGTCGTTGGATCTATCTACTATGGATAGTGATAATAGTTGGTCAATTATCATCAACAATGTGCCTAGGACGATTGTCAATGTTCAAACTGTCAAGCAAGTGCATAGTAATCGCGTGTTTTGCTATGAAATCGAGGTGTCTTAAATGGGATATATGGTCAAAGCTAACTTTGGAAAGCTCAAGGGAGAATTCTCACCGTTTTCCATTAGTAAAGCCAAGTTTGTAGCGCTGAATCAAATGAAGAGCGACATGGAACACCTTGTTCCTAAACGTTCTGAATCTGATCGTACCAACTTGCGTGGGTCTGTAGTTATTCTTCCTGATAATTCTGGGATTACTTACAATACGGCTTATGCCTCCGCACAGTTTTACGGGGTTATCACCGACAAACACGGCGGTAAACATCCCGTAAAGCACTACACACAATGGCCTGGGGATTTTCCGGGCAAACGTTGGGACTTGCGAGGCAAAGAATTGTATGGCGCTAATTGGGTTAAGGCATTTAAGAAGGGACTGATTTAGATGGATACTGTGCCAACGGATTTATTAGAATCGTTGTTCAAAGTAATCAAACAGTCTCCAGATGTTGCCTCTATCCCGATTAAGATGGACTTCCCACAAACTGGTGAATCATTGGGACTACAGAAACTGCCTAATGAGCAAATTATTTCGCAAGATATGATGGGCTATATCCAGAAGAGCATTGGCTATGAATTGACTTATAAAACACAATCTAATGGAATTCCGTTGCTTAGAAAAGTAGCGGTTTTTCTATCGGAAAATTTCGACAAGATACAGTCGTTAAATGGATCATTTACATTATTAACTGATCCACAGCTTACCGAACCAGAGATGAATGCGATGGATAACGATTATCGCTATTATGCGTTCGACATTGCTGTGGAAATTGAAACAAACTATTAGGAGAGTGAAAATAAATGGCATTTACAACGAGACGTTCAAGAGGCTATCAAGCCAAGATCTATATTGATGTGCTTGGCGGCACTGATATTGAAAAATTCACATCGATGAAATTAGCAGACTTTAAAAATGAAACGTGGCCAGAAGGCGTAAAAATGGAACGCGTCGGTCGTGGGTTTACTGACGTTACTCCGGCTGCTGCTGAAACAGTTGATACTGAATCAGACTTACTAGACGCCGGCTATCAAAAATCAGAGGTATCTGCTAAGGCGATTACTTATGCCTTGACTGGTAATCGGTACATTGGCGATCCAGCACAAGACTTCATTTTTGATAAGTTTTCAAAATTAGGTGGCGAGCTTAAAACAACCACGGTAATTATTGATCCAGACGGAACCGTACGAGTTGGAGTAACAACCTTGACATCACCATTGGGTTGGTCTGGGGCTGTCAATGCCAACTCACCAGTTTCTGTAACACTGACTATTGACGGTCAACCATTCGTACTGCATACAGACGGCACGGTTGAAGCTAAGGTGGATAATGTCACAATTACCCCTGAAGCACCAACGGTTGCCGTGGGTGCAACTGTGCAATTAGTAGCAGCACTCGAACCAGAATATGCAACTAATAATGCGGTTGATTGGTCTGTACAAGACGAGGCCATTGCAACAATTTCTTCAGATGGAAAGCTAACTGGTGTGAAAGTCGGAAAGACTATGGTACAAGTCTTTTCCAAATCTTCCGAATCCGTAGCTGAAATTGTACCAGTTGAAGTCACTGCTGCCGATGGTAGTACACAGGCTTAAGGAAAATAGCCAATCATAAGAAAATAAATACTAACCAACAATTCGGGGTGGATGGATAAAATCCATTCGCCCTGTTTTTTTATTTAGAGGAGGAAAAATAAAATGACAGTTATTAATCTTGACACAATTAAACAGCCGGTTGCAAAACAAGTCCAATTTGGTGGAAAGAAATATAATCTTTTACCAGATGACGACTTAGACGACTTAATTGAACAAATGGAAGCCGAGCAGGCACGTGTGCTTGGCGATCATCGTGAAATTGTAAAGACGTCTGATAAGGCTGATAAGCTACAGAATGCTTCTAGCGAGAAGATGTTGGACTTCTACAATAAACATGCGAAGACACTGCTGCAAGAGCAGAAAAGTATTGCTACTGAAATGCAGGCTGCTTACGTAGATTTCTTTAATTCCGCGTTACTTGATGAAGATAACGAAGAATGTGAAGCTGGTAAGCTACTATCTAAGTTTTGGGATAATCGTACCGTGATGTTGGCTACTTTTTACAATAAAATTTCGGCTATGCGACAACAAGAACAAGCTGAATCCGAGAAGCAATTTAATGATTTAACGCAAGAAGCCCTTGGAAAAGCTGATAAGGTCAAAGAATAGAGCTGATAAATATGTTGCTACACTCAATCGTTGAAAAACCACTTGATCATATCCACATTAATGGCCGTGATTATCGGGTCTGCTTGACGTTCGATAAGGTGATCAAGTTCTACAACACCATCGATTCTAAGCATGTTAGCGAACGCCAAATTATCGCTTCGTTTTTCGAATTGGTTCCAGATGCACAACCGAAAGACTTTACGCTTTCGCAAATTATCAAAGCTTTGTCGTTTTTCATGGACTACATTAACTACAGCCCATATGGATCACAAGGTCGGGTAGATATGACTGGACAAGCACTTGCACAATCTAGTGACACAAAATATTATGACTTTTTTCAAGATGCACAAATCATATATGCCTCTTTTTTGATGTATGCGAACATTGATTTGTATGATCAAATTGGCAAGTTACATTGGGATAAGTTTCAAGCAATCTTGATGTGTTTGCCAGACGAGAGCATGTTTAGAAAAGTTGTTGATATCAGGCAGCGCCAACCAAATGACGAAGAACGTAAAGACGGAAAGTTTGTTGCGTCTCTTAATCAACAGAAAGAATATTACAAATTAAAGGATTCAAGACAACTAAAAAACAATGCCATAAGTAGGCAGATTGGAGGTGTATAAATATGGCAAAAGCAGACGGACAGGTTTTAATCTCGCTTGACATTGACGACAATACAAAGGCACCTATTGAAAAAGCTGAATCTCGACTGAAACAGCTTGGTAAAGGTGCTGGTGATGAATTAGATAAGTCGATGAAGTCCAACGCCAATAAGACCGAGGAAGCTGCTAAGAAAGCTTCAAACGTCATTGAGGGCGAATTTAAGAAACCTGTATCAAAAAAGCTTAATGTTAAAGCTGATCAAGCTAAGAAAGAAATCAAATCTATTGAATCTGATACCGCTAAATTGGTTAGAGGCAACAATGATGTTAAGTTTAAAGTTACTGGGGACGCGTCCGAAAAGACTAAAGAGATTTTTAACAATGCTGAAAAGGTCACTAGAGGTAATCATGACGTTGTTATTGATGAAAAAGGGAATGCAAAGCAAAAAACTGATGAAGTTTCTGAATCATTGGATAGTGCTAAGGACAAAAGTTTAAAGCTCAAAGATGTTATTTCTGGTACATTCATTGGTGGTGCTTTAATCGGAGGAATTGGTGCAGCTGCTTCTGCAATTTCTGGTTTAAGTGGCGAGGCTATTAATGCTTCTGACTCGATTAATAAGTTCAAGTCTACCATGAAGCTTGGCGGTTTTGGAGACAAGGAAATTAATTCAGCTACCAAAGAAGTTCAAAAGTATGCCAATGACACTGTCTATGATTTGAATACCGTTTCGAATACCACTGCACAGTTGGCGGCTAATGGTATTAAGAATTACACCCAGTTAACAGAAGCGGCAGGTAACTTGAATGCTCAAGCTGGTGGTAATGCTGACACTTTCAAATCAGTGGCTATGATGCTTACACAAACCGCTGGTGCTGGTAAGTTAACCACAGAAAACTGGAACCAATTATCCGATGCTATTCCTGGTGCTTCTGGAGTTTTACAAGCACAAATGAAGAAGAATGGCGCATTCACGGGAAACTTTCGGGATGCGATGCAAAAAGGAAAAATTAGTTCAACCGAATTTAGCAAAGCAATTACCCAGTTAGGGATGAATGACGGCGCTAAGAAGGCTGCTAAGTCTACCACTACGTTTGAAGGTGCAGTAGGTAACATGGAAGCTGGTGTAGTTACTGGTATTCAAAATATGATTGACGCATTTGGCAAAGGCAAAATAACCGGTGCTATCAATGTATTTTCTGGAATTTTAACTAAAGGTTTTGCAAAGTTAGTTAACGTTATTAAAAGTACGATGAAGTTCTTAAGCCAATTGGGCAAAACACTTGCACCGATAACTTCCGCGTTTAAAAATCTAGCTGGGGCTTTGGCAGGACAATTGTTTAAGTCTGCTCTGGGTATAATTAAAAGCTTAGTTGGTTTTGTATCTAAGTTGTTTAAGACAACGGGTAATGGCAAACACAAGTCCATTGATGCTGTCGCTGGTGCTATTAATGGGTTGGCTAAGAATAAACTAGCCATTAAGGTTATTGCAGATTCACTGATTGCTTTGATGGGTTACAAGATGGCAAAAAGTGGTTTAAGTCTAGCTGTTGGCTTGGCTGACAAACTAGTTATGAACTATGCCAAGTTATCAGATTTACCAGGCATTTTTAAAAATATGTTTGCAGTAAAAGATGGTGGCATTATATCAAGTCTTGGCAAGCTAAAAGACGTGCCAAAAACAATTAGTAAACTAACCCCTAAGTCATTGGGTTCTAAGGCGTTATCTGAAGGTGGAGCTGCTGGCAAACTTGCCACTGGTGCTGCGGGTGCTGGTGTTGCCGTTAGTGCTGGACTGGATATCTACAAAGCTTTTAAAGCCAAAAATCCAGAAAGTAAGTTCAAAAATGCCGGTAAAGGACTGGGCACTGCTATTGGTGGTGGTCTTGGTCTATTTTTTGGTGGTCCATTAGGTGCTGCACTAGGTGCTACTATTGGTAAGGTCATTGGTGGCTGGGGTGGCAAAGGAGCCAAACTATTCGCTGATGGCTGGAATAAAAAAGGCAGAGGAGCCAAGCCTCCTAAGGGTTTCTTACCTAAGGCAGGCTACTATGCACGTTCTGGTGTTGATGCTATCGTTAGCTGGGGTAAGGGCTTTGGCCGTGGTGTTGGCAAGATTCTAAAAAGCATAGGCAGATTCAATAAGCGAGTTGGCAGGGGCTTTCATACGGTGATCAAGATAATTGGCAACGTGCTTAAACCGGTTAAAAAAGTACTCGAGTACGCCCTTTTGATTCCAATTGCCTTAGTGGTTGGCTTAGCTATCAAAGCCTGGAGCAAAATGAAAAAGCCGTTCAAAGCTGTCATAGGTTTCATTCTAAAAGTTGTTAAGTCAGGATGGAAAATTATTAAGTCAATTACCAAATCAACTTGGCGTGCATTTAAAAAATATGTAATCAACCCTGTTAAATCAGTATGGCGTGCGATTGATAAATATATCATTAAAACAATTGTGAAAGCAATTAGATCAGCATGGAAGGGTATCAAATCACTAACTAGATCTACATGGAATGCATTCAAACGCTATATTCTCAACCCCATTAAAGCTGTGTGGAGTGCTGTAAACAAATATATCGTTAAATTAATTATCAATAATATCAAGAGCGCCTGGAAAGACATAAAATCAATTACCAAGACAGCTTGGAATTTGATTAAGAAATATGCGGTTGATCCAATTGTTTCTGTTTACGATAAAGTCAAATCCATCATGGGTAAGATGAAAAAAGCCATTTCAAGCGCAATGGGGAGCATCAAGAATGTTTGGCATTCGGCATGGAGTAACGTTTCTGACTTCTTTAGTAGAATTTGGAAGTCTATTAAGAATCACGCCCAAGATGGCATTAATGCTGTTATTGGGGTAATCAATGCAGGCATCAATGGCATTGATGGTGTGATCCATACCTTTGGTGGTAAGAAGCACGCTATTGGTAGAATTAGGAAAGTACATTTTGCAAATGGTACTGGATCCTTGACTAGCAATTTCAGGCGTTCTATTGACAGAATGACACCTGCAGTCGTCAATGACCGACCAGGTGCAAGCAATCCTGAACTAATTTATCGTCATGCCACTGGAAATGTTGAGTGGATGAAAGGCCGAAACGCTGAAACTATGCTTATGCCTGGTGACGAGGTTGCCAACGACCATGATTCGGCTTTATTGGCACCTCAATTAGGTATCTCTCACTTCGCATCTGGTGGTATTGGTTCATTCTTTAGTGGGATTGGTGGCTTTGTGAAAGGTGCTATTTCTGGTGCTGTTTCCACGGTTTCTAAAGGTGCCAAATGGCTAAAGAATCTGTTCAATACAGCCACAAAAATCATTGGTCATCCAGTTAAGTCTCTTGAAGAGTTGTTCAGATATAAAAGATCTGGTAAAGGCATTTTCAAGAGTCTTGGCAGAAATATGTTTGGCATGATAAAGGATAAGGCTGTTGACTGGTGGAAATCGCTATGGTCAATGGTTGACCTGAACGGCAGTAGAATTACTGGCGGAGTTGCACATACCCCTGGGGATGGTTGGAAAATTACCTCTGGTTTTGGTGGTCGTGGTGCTGTTTCTGGAGGCTATTCTAGTCATGATGGTGTTGACTTCTCTGGTGCCAGATTAGTTCGAGCAATGCTGCCTGGAATCGTTTCTGGATATGGTGGTGCGCCATCTGGTTGGGGTGGAAGTAACGGGATTGGTGAGTACATTGCTACTCACGGACTATACAACGCTATCTACCAAGAACTCAACGGTAAGAGCAATTCTGGTGCCAAGATCCTGGTAAAGGAAGGCGAAACAGTCAAAGCTGGCGATCCAATCGCTGAACTAGGGCCTAATGCTAGTCATGTCCACGTTGGTGTGACTAAGCATCCCATGTTTTCAATTGGTGGTTCTGGAACAGCTGGTTGGCTAGATGTTACTAAACTCAAAAGTGCTGGAAAGTCTGGCAAAAATAGTAAAGGATCAAACAACACCATTAGAAAGCAAGTTGGTGGTGGATTTTGGAAATTGATTTCCAAGATTGCCGGCTTGTTTGGCGATGCAAGTGGTTCAGGAGATAACACAGTAAAGCCAAGTGGATCACATAAAAATTGGTTGAAAGAAGCTGGAATCACTAGCAATTTCGATAAATGGAATTACATTATAAGCCATGAATCAGGATGGAATCCTAAAGCAACTAATGGTGGTTCAGGTGCTTATGGTTTGCCACAATCATTGCCCGGTTCAAAAATGGCTAGTGCCGGTTCAGACTGGCGTTCAAATCCAATTACTCAACTAAAGTGGATGAAATCATATGTAAGCTCTAGGTACGGTGGTATTGGTAATGCCTATCGATATTGGCTAAGTCATCACAACTACGCAAACGGTGGCATTATCAATGGATTAACCAGGGCTATTTTAGGTGAGGATCCATTGCATCCAAGAGAACATGTGATTAATACGGGCAAACCGTCAAGTGATGGCTTGCTTGCCGATGCAATTTCTTCACGGGCAAAATCAAATCCGAGTGGTATATATGCACAAATGCAGAGTTTGATCACTTCTGCACATAATAGCCAAAGAATGTTTGGCACACAGTTACAAACTGGATCATCAATACAAGATACCGTAAGTAACAGTAAGCTTTTGAAACAGATGGCAGCCGACATGCACAAAACTGCTCAAAAGGGCATCAACGGTGATGTTTACCTTGGAGCTAATAAAGTCGGTAGTATTTTGGAGCAGCGCAAAAACAAAAAAGATTTCAACTCGCAATTTTTCGCGGGACAACTAAAAAATCAAGGGGGCTTAACTAATGCTTAGTAAGAGTATTTCCGAGAATGAACTTGGGTTCGTATTTCGGGGCATTCACTCTCGAGATTTTGGCTTAAAAATCACATCGATTAATGATTCAATTATGCCAACCCTGGCAGATCAAATACAAGACGTTCCTGCGATTGTGGGCGACGTTTTGGAGGGAGTAAACATTCAGTCTAAAGCGATCAACATAGGCGTACGAATTGTTGACGCTACTTCCTTACAAGACTTAGAGGAACGCAAACATGCGATTGCTAACTGGCTTATGCCAAGCGGTAATAATGAAGACCCATTAACTTTGGATATTTTACCAAGGTGGGAATTCTACGCCCATGTTAATGCCGCATTTGATGCAACAGACAGCCTGTATAACTCGTCGTTTACGATTCCATTCAGTTGCACGGATCCGCATGCTTATTCGCAACAGAAACGTTATGCGATCAATGGCTACAACTTGGCGATCGGGGTGGGTGATCCTGTTTCAGTCACCAATGGCAAGTTATATGATGTTCAAGACGAATTAAAGGTGAAACACTTGGAGCCTTTGCAGTTAGATTTTGATTACACTGCAACGGCTTCATTTTCTATTGTCGTAGCTGAAACTGATCAAGATGGTACCAAGCATTCACAAACATTGGCCACTATCAATGCTGGTTCAGGCAACTATAATGGTTCGATTGCTGCTATTACTCAAATGGGTGATATGGACGGTATAGAACTCGATGTTAGCTCAACTGCTGCTGTAACAATTAGCAATTTTAAAATTTATTATGCTGACCAAAATGCTACCGGCCATTTAGTTGATGAGAGTTTTGAAAAGGTTGATGATGATCTGGTAATCATCAATGATGACACTACAATTACCATTCATGATGACAAATCAAATGCGACTAGTTACCCGCTGTTTACTCTGATTGCACCCACACAATTAACCAAGATTGCGATTGCTGACAATTCTGGCAACGATAACTATGTATTTTTGGGTTCTGAAACTGATCCCGATGTGGAAGCACAAATAACGGACAATATGCCGCGTGTCTTGTGGGATCGCTGCAATACCATGGCAACCTGGAAGAATTTTGATTCGACCAATAAACCAACTTTTGACATTGAAAACGGTGTGATTGGTACTGGTGCGGCTATTGATTCAACGGCTAATTTTATTCGACCAAAGCTAGACAGCAAGGATCATTATATGTTCGGTACTTCATTTGTTAAAGGCAAATGGAACGGGGCGGGTGGTTCTCACCCGGCTCTGTCCGAGCCGTTATCAGAATGGAAGTTTACCGTGCGGGCTGAAATTTATTGTCGTGATCCACGTGCCATGGGTAAATTCGAACTTTATATGCTTGACCAAAATCAAGCGCGCATGGGTAAAGTAATGCTTAAGGATAATGCTAATTCACGTGATGTAGTTCTGGAGGTAGAACTTGGAACGCATGCCACAAGAACTCATTTGAGTACTCATGGAACAAAGTACAAAGGTAAAACTACCAAAAAGTCCATCAAGGTTTACAAAGGTGGCAAGAAGACCACCAAAACGGTTACTTACACCGTTAAAGGCAAGAAAAAGAAGAAAACTGAAGTGCGATATGTGACTAAGAAATTGACGACCAGTACCGCACATTCAACGTTTACCAACTGGTACGGCAATATTACTTTTTCGTTTATTGGTAACAAGATGTCAGTCAGCGCAATGAAACTAAATTCAAAGCAAGCTAATGCTTGGGCTAAGCCAATCACATTAACCAAGACTTTGTCTGATTCAGATGTGGCTAAGTATGTTGGTGGTCATCAGTTAGACGCATTTGCGGTTTATATGGCCAAATATCCAATTACTGAAGATTTATCAAATCCAGTAAAAAGATATCAAAACGATTATATGCGTTTGGACGATTTAAAAGTCTGGAAAGTTATCAATGGTGGCACTAGCGAAGTATCAAGTCCGATGCCAATTTGTGACCCCGGCGACGAAATTAAAATTGCTACTGAAGATGGCACTGTTTACCGAAATGGTGAGCCTTACAATAGTTTGAACGGTCATCAAATCAAGGCGATTGGGTCTAATATTACTGGGTTAGCGTTAGAAGATAATGGCGCGAAAACTTATTCGTTCTACCCTTCAACCGCATTAGGCTGTTGGCAGATTGATCAACGTCACGTTATGGATTAGGGGGTGGCAATTATTGAGAAGAATTGAATTGTTCGATGAGAGAATGGAGAATGTTGCCACTCTAACCCTCGACGGCAATGGCAGCCGTTATTGGGGCATGGCACGTGATGTACAGATTGGCGATACAGACAATGGCCGTCAATGGCAAGATACATTATCGTTTAGCTGCTTAGCCGACGATATTAATGGGGATACTGTTTCACCGCTTGGCTATTGTATGTGGCAAGCCGCCAATTCACGTTGGTATTTGTACGCAATTCAAACGGCAGCTACTAGCAGCGGCACAACCAATGCTAACATTCTAACGATTACCGCCGTTAATGCGTTGGCCTATGACTTAACTATGAAAACGTTCACGGATATTAGTTACAATATGCCGACCTCACGCGATTCGTTTGCGTATTGCTTGCAAAATTCCGGTTGGGAAGTAAACAAGATGGATACCATGACAACCGGTGGTGTTACGTTAGATTTGTCCGGCGATAATGCTATGAGTGCGTTTAGTGCAGCGGTTACCGCGTTTAACGCCGAAGTTGACGCATATGTTGAGTACGATCAATACGGAAATTTACACCGTTATGTTGATATTGTCCAACATCTATATCCTTACGTAAATGCAAGCATGGGCGATACCATCGATGAACAAACTGACGTAGTTGATACTAACGGCGACACTACGAATTTTCTGGACAGCACGCAAGGCCGAACAATTAATTATCGTAATGGCCTAGCTGGTTTTACACGTACCGAAGACCGAACACAGTTGTATACAAGACTACACGTAAAGGGCATGAATGACGCCACATTCGCAGACATCAATGGCGGTAAGGATTGGATACAAGACGACAAAGCTAATGACTTATGGAATGGCGGGAGATCAACGTATCTTGAAGGCACGGTTTCAGTTGATAATATTGCTCAAAAGCAGGCCATCATGGATTGGGGTAAGAAACAGTTAACGATCTATAATCACCCGGCATTCACGTATGAGATTACTACCGCGTATATGAATCCCGAAGATATGCCTGAACGTGGTGAAACCTTGACAGTCGTTAATTTTGACGTCACGCCAAACCTAACGATTATTGCCGAGGTGTTTGCACAGCATACAAGCGATGATAATCCTGCCGAAGATACTATTACCCTTGGCGAGATTCGCACACTGAATGCCATCACGCCTAACACGGTCTTGAACCTTGAAAACAAGATTAATAGTCACGTGATGAAATTGATCCAAGAAATTAAGGACGGTTCTAAGGCGGCTACAGCTGTATTGATTACACCTGCTGGTAGTGTCTGGACACAAGGCGAAGAGACCAAATCAGTCATTATGCAAGTGTCAGTGGATTCAACCAATATCACAACGTATCTTTCGCCAGCCGCGTTTAACTGGGTGAAATACGATCGTGTTACTGGCGTCCACGATACCGCCTGGGAAGCCAAACATGCTAATGATGGTTATGAGATCACACTAGATTCTGGTGATGTGGGTTATATTGCTTGTTGGTGTGATGATGATTTTCTCAAGGCAGAAGCGGAACTAATGATCACTGGTGATAATGTTCAAATTTTTAATTTAACTCGTTACAAAGCTCCTAATGATCATTGGGGCGATAAACAATCAACAGCTATGCAATATGCCTGGTACGATCAAGCCAATAAACAAGTGATTATTAATCACGCTTATGCCGGCTCTCAAAAATCTGGTACTTATACCGATACTGAATATTGCCGGTATAAGTTAGATGGCACTTTGATCGATTCAATGATTGTTCTCGGTGGTGGCCATGGATCTAGTTTTGCTTGTCATATCGTTGATGGAAAACCAGAAATCTATACGTCTATCAAAGATATTTCGGACGGTAAAAATTATCTGGGTAAGTTCGTTTGGAAAGCCAATACAATTATTCAGTTGGACAAAGGGGTAACAAAGCTTTGTTCAATGAATGGATTTAAGCGGCTTTCCGTAGATTTTGACAATGGTTATGCGCTAACGACCGCCACAGATGGAACGGTAGAGGTTGCACAACTAAGCGATGTCGAGGCTGGAACGTGGGCACCAGTTTACACAGCGAAAGTGCAAGAATTTGGGATGAAGCCACAAGACACAAGTGTGGACAACGAAACCAATACCATGCAATCAAATGATATAAGTTTTCCTTATGTATTTGTAAATTCAGGCGCTTCTACTAATGTAGATAAGCGTCTTTTAATTTGCTTTAATATCGTTACGCATTCGCTTGTGTTCTCTACGAATCCGGACGCTGATCAATTTGGTGGTCGGATTTTTAATCCGGATGATAATAGTAGGTATGATTTTGAACCTGAAGCTATCGGCATTTATATGAACGATGGTAGTCCGTTTATTTTACAGGGGTTTAATTATGAATTACCGGATAATTCTGAAAGCTACGAATATCGATTACACATTGGTTTATGGACAACAGCAATCGAATTTCGCGATGACAGCGGAGACGTGAAAACCTATCCCGAAGATGATGATGAAGTCATAGCACAGAGTGGAGGTGAATAAAAATGAGTAGTTTTGTTACAGCTGGTGGAGACATTGGAAACGGTGAACTGTTGGCACAGAATGCACAACAAACGGCCAACAATGCCAATAACGGTATCACTGATATCAACGATCCCAATAAACTGGGTCCAGCCGAAAAAGCAACACTGAAACGTAAGTATGATACAGACGTGTTGCTGTATGGCATGGATACAAAAAAGTTAACGGATAATCAGCTATCCACGAGTGAGATTGATAGTGCGATGAGTGCTCTCACCGCTTATATGACACCATTCTTTGCCAATATGTCTACCACGGATACGGTTGATCGTGACACACTTAATACTGTGTATAAGAATTTCGACACGGCAGATAAAAATGCAGACTCAGCATTTACGAACATGGTAAGTAGTGCTGCTAGTGACGCGATGGTGGCAGGTAGTCAAGCAAGTGTGGCGGGTAGCGAGGCTGTCGTAGCAGGTAATCAGGCCAGCCAAGCAGCAAGCAATGCAGCAGTACAAGCAAGTGTCGCGGTAAGCAACGCCAATGTGGCAAACAGCAATGCCACATCTGGTATAACGATTGCCAGAAGTGCTGCCAATGACATGGCAGTTGTCAGTGAGGCTGTGACTGCACTCAAAGGTGGCTCAACCCTCACACTGGCGCAGTTGGAAAATGGGTTACAAACTAAGATTACTGCTGGTGACTTAAGCATAGGCGGAAGAAACTATGTATTAAATTCTGACTTCTATTTAACTGGAAACAACACCAGTAAGAATAATTTAGTCGCTTCGGTTAATATAAGCACATTTTCTAACAGAAAAATAATTGTTTCGGTTCAAATTGATATTGATAATGTGACAGCCTTAACAACAGACGCAAATTACAATCGTGCTGGTTTTGAAGTCAAACTAAAACATATAGATGGATCATATATGTATTGTGGTGCATGGTGGTATCCCAAAGTAGGCGACAGTTATCACGGACGTTATTATCAAACTTGGGATTTAAGCAATCAAACTTTTGCGGATACTACCGCTTTTAACGGGGGTGTTTATGTACAAGGAATTGCAGCAGACTCAATTAGTGTTGGACGGCCGAAATTGGAAATTGCTACGGTACCAACTGATTACTCACAAGCACCCGAAGACTTTTCACAACTTGTAGAAACGAAAACAGCTGATTTAGCCGAAACAATGGTTAAAAACTCTGATTTCGCAACCTACAAAGATCAGACAGCGGGAGCGATCAGTCAAACAGTCAACAAAGCAATTGGAGATATCAATAATCGTAACCTTGCACTAAATACGGCGACACCAATTGTAACAGTAGGCCAAAACAAAGCCAATCAGTGTGTTTCAATTGTTTTATCTCAAAATATCCCAGCTAATCAGCCGGTTACAATAGCTTATGATATTGTTTCTACCACGGCTGTTGGTACTTTTTATACTCAACACGATGTAATTGGTAGTATTGGTGATTGGACAGCAATGTCGCCAACAACGTCACTTAAAACTACTTCTCAGCATGTGGCAAGTACCACAACAGAAACTGTTGAAGAGCCAAGTACGATTCAGATACGTTTCGATAATATTACCGGTACGGTTACAGTCACAAATGTAATGGTGGTAATGAGTTCTACCGAAGCAAGTTGGTTACCAGCTCCCGAAGATACTCAATCAGATATCACACAATCAATTAATAATATTCATTTAGGATTTCAGAATCCAGATGGCTCGAAATTTCAGATGAATCTATCGGCTGATGGCACTGCCTTGATGGATTTTTCTAAGATCATGTTAAACGGTGCTACTAATATTCAAGACTTAACCGTTACCACCGCTAAGCTTGCTGACATGGCTGTGACTAATGCCAAAATTGGTAAACTAGCTGTTGGCAATGCACAGATTGCGGATCTAGCTGTTACCAGTGCTAAGGTATCCGAGATTGACGCTGGTTTAATCAAATCAGGTACTATTGACACCAATCGCTTAAATGCCGATGCAATCATCGCAAATGTGATTAATGGTAAAACTATTACCGGTATCACCATTAATACGCCAACGTTGAATCTTGGTGCTAATGGGACATTGACCACCAGCTTTAATCTTAATCAAGCTACTAGTCTCTATGCACCCAAAAAAGGTACTGGCACACTTAAAATCAGTACTGGGGTTATTAATTCAAGCAGTGCTAATATGTCTCGGTATTCCAACACAGAAGGCTACTGGTATGGATTTGATGACAATGGCAACATGGTTAAAAATGGTACTAATCAAACCGGAGATGATTATGCACCGGGATATGAAAAACATGACATCATGAAATCTAATGGCAACGTATTAAATCGTAGTTATCTTGACGCAATGGCACTTGCACTGAATGAAGGTGGCACACAGACATTTAACACAATGCTAACCGCTATTGGTTTGGAAACAGGTAACGCATTACTTCATCAAGACTTGGCTACCGAAGGAACATTTGAAGCCCGATTAGGTACTGATAATACGTATGGATTCAAGATTGACACGCAAGTTGTTTCTCCAATGATTCGTGCCAATTCATACACGTATGCAGCCGATGTGTTTATTTCAAGCTATGGCACTATGGGAGTAACAACTTCTACCAAAGCCAACAAACTCGATATCGTTGATGTACCTAATATGCTACAAAAAGGCTATAATTTGCTAACGATTAATCCGAGACAGTGGTTTGATAAGACCTCGGTTGAAGCCTACGCAGATGTGCAAGCCGGTAATACCGATAGTGTTGAAAGTGTAGTTGATATCAAGCCCGTCACTGGAATGGTGGCCGAAGAAGTCGCCAGCGCGGGACTAGACGATTATGTGGTTAAAGATGAAAATAACAAAGTTCAAGGATTAGCTTATGACAGGCTATGGACTCTACTACTGCCAGTCTTACGCGATATGAATGATCGCTTGAATGAAGCACAACTAGAAATTACAAAATTAAAAGGGGTTGCTTAAAATGAATGAATTGCAAATTACCAACATGGTAATGGCAGATACTGCTAACCGTAAGGTTAATTACACTGCCTCATATGGAGATGGAACCCACATCGAAGGCTTTGTGACAATTGCCGAAGGCGAATATGAAGCCATGAGTTTTACAGATGTAAAAAATGAAGTGCAGAAACGAATTGCTGATAACTTAACAACAGTAGCAGATAGCACTACGACAAGGGGAACTACGGAGGAAACTAAATAATGGCTAAGACTAATAATCACGATCAACTAAAACAGGATAATGAATCACTTAAGCAACAAGTAGCACAATATCAGAATAAGGAACAGGTAACCAACGTTGAAATCTACAATTTAAATCAGCATATTATGGAGCTTGAACGAACTAAGGCTGATTTACAGGTCACCGTCACCATGGCTCAACAACAACTTAAACAGACACAGGAAACGTCAACTAACAAATAGCTGGCGTTTTTAATTACACAAAAATTAGGAGGAATAATTATGAGTTTAAAAACATCTCAATCAATTCAATTTACAGGCATTGCCACTGTTGGTGATAAACAGGTCGCTACGTTCGCTACAAACATTGCCGCCGGTCAAACATACTCAAATGTATCTATGAACATTTCTGATCAGGCAACTTATGATGCCAACAAAGCTGAGGTACGTAGTGATCGTGACGACTTCCAAGATCAAGCCGACGCATTACAAGATAGCTTAGATTCGTCTGATGATGCAACTGATTCTAGTGCAGCAACCAGCGCAGCATCATCTGCTAGTTCTATCGCTGAATAGGCGGTGACAACATGGCTAAAGATTTAAATTTAACAGACAGCTCACCAACCAGCGTTAAGACTGGTGATACCAGCACCACATTTCTAATGCAGTTAACAGTTGACGGCAACAGTTATGATGTCTCACAAGCAACGGCATTATCAATCGTGATTGCCGATAGTAATAATAAGACGATTGATAGCATTAATGTCACGCCAAGCACTGTAGACACACCAGAAGATGGTGTAATTCCAGTGCCATTTAATGCTGACATCATGGGTAAACTCACAGCTGGTAGCTATAACGTGGAAGCACATGTGACGGATGCCAATGGCGTCAATATCTTTCCTAGCCAAGGATTCATGAGTATTGTCATTAACGAATCGTTAGGAGGCTAAAAATGTGCTAACTAATATTTTTAAAAATTTATCATGGGTGGTCACTAGCCTAGAAGCCATTGCCATTTCAGTCTGGTTTGAATTTTCGCAAAGAGGTTTCATTTATTTTCATAGAAATTTTTCACCACGATTTTTTGATGGCTTTTTAATTCGTATGAATGATCCGTATATACCATTGATTATTGGATTAATTGGTATGTTTGGCCTAGTTGTCTCATTGTGGAATCTTCACACTTGGAACGCTGATACAATCAGAAACGGTCTGTTCATGTTTTTATATCTGTTTTTGACAATCATTTTTTCGTTTCACGAATGGGAAATTGATGGACATATTGGTGCAATGACGTTGCTATGCGGCATCACAACTATTCGGGTTGTACTGCAGTGGATTAAGGATGCCCTGACTGAACGAAAATTAATTGAACAGCTGGGACGGTGGTCAAAGTGAATCTTATTTTAACTTCTATAGTTATTTCGGCTGCAGTAACTGGGCTAATGAGCTTATTTACAGCTTGGATTGAGCGCAATGGAAATTTGCAGAATTCAAGGATAAACACCGAACCGGAATTTGCCAAACAAGTTTCCGAGCTTCAGGAGCAAAATGGCAAGTTGATTCAAGAAAATATCACGTTAAGAGGTAAAATTGATAGTTTACAAGAACAAATTGACGAATTGAACCAAACTTTGAAAACACTAAATGGAGGAAAATAATGAACTATATTGATAATATAACAAATGTAATTGCAGACGTGACGGTTATTGTGGTAACCGTCTATACAGTATTGGGATATTTAGTACCATGGCTTAGACAAAAGAAAGCAACTGCAAAAAATGATCGAGTTAAGTCTCGTTACGATTTACTTGATAAGTGGGCAGAAAATGCTGTGGCTGAAATGGCACCAATCGCTAACATGATTGGTCAGGACAAAAAACAAGAGGCCGTTCGTATTGTGAACAAGCAGTTAGCAGACCACAAGATTCCAGTAGACGCACAAAACGTAAGTGCAGCCATTGAAAAGGCTGTCCAAGAATTATCTGTCAAGGGTGGAAACAATGCCAATGAAAATGTGTCTGATCTATCTCAACAAGTCGTTGATCATTTGCCAGATACTATTGATGGTCAAGAACCAGCTAACAGCACTGATCCTGATGTAACATCAGCTGAAACTACAGACACAACAAACGCAACAAACGCAACAGACGCAACAGACGCAACAGACGCAAGTAAATAGGAGGCCAGAATATGGCAAACAAACAATTCAACGATGTTGCTGTGTATCAGCCTTCCACAACTTCGTATATGTCAAAATTAAAATCATTAGGTTCATCTGGTGTAATCGTCAAGGCTTCACAAGGTGGTATTGGTGGCACACCATATTTCAATAGCAGTGCACCATCACAAGTAGCCCATGCATTAAACACGTTTGGCCATAATAGGACTGGTGTTTATCACTACTTACTATCTAGTTCGGTAGCCGATTCTAGCAATGAAATGGCTTGGTTTATCAAATGTTTAAACAAGTTACCGATCTATAAATCAGAGTTAGTAGTGCTTGATGTTGAGGATCCCAGTTTATCTGGCAATGTGACTGCAAGAGTTAACGCTGCGATTGATTATCTCAATAATCATAGCTTCCCAAATGTTGGTGTTTATTATCCTGGATCGTGGGCAACTAGTGGCAAGCTTAAGCTAAGCTCATTACACACTAAACGCTACTGGACGGCTGCTTATGGTGTTTCTCAATCAGGTATCGCTAATGATAAGGCATGGCAATATACTGATAACTGGCACAACTATAGTGTTGATGGTAGCTATGAATTTGCCAGTCAAGGCAGCTTTTTCCCAACTGGGACTAAGGTAACCACTAAGACAGTCACACACAGTTATTACAATTGGAATCCACGACAAGTTAAAGCATTGACTTCGGTGGGCGTTTATTCCAATTCCAGTTGTACTAAGCAAGTGAGAACTTATAAGGCTGGGACAGTTTTTGATGTTGCTAAGATTGTCCATATCTCTGGTAAGGTTTACCGATTGCAATTATCTAACGGCAATTATTTATCAGGTTGGACAAGTCACTTTTTGAATATGTATTATTGCGATAAGTCATTGAAGCAAGTTAAGACATTGACGAAAGTCTACCTATATAAAGACGTTCAACGGCAACACGCGTTACGTAGTTATCCTAAGGGCACATTATTTAATGTAAAGGCGATTGTCAAGATGAAGTCTGGATTGTGGGAAATTAAGACAACTAGCGGATTCTACATGACATCTAATAAAGCAAACGTTAGAAAAACTAAATAGTACAAAATAAACTTTTATGTTTTAGCTGATAATTTAACAATAAAGTTTGTTATTTAATTTATAGCCTCACTGCCTTAATTGGTGGTGGGGCTTTTTGTTTTGCAGAAAAATAAATTAAAAAACTTTGTCAAAAGTATTTACTACTACGAAATATCGTTGTATACTATATTTGTTGATAAGGAAAGCAAAGAAAAAAATAAAAAGGAAGTTATTAAAATGAAAATTATTAATACAGCAAAAAACGGACAAGCAGTTATGGTATCAAAGAGTTTTGACGAATTAACAGATGTTGAGATCAAAATGGCAGGAACAGATATTGAATTAAAAGATGATGTGGAAGATTTCAGATTACAATATAACAAAAAAGGCGAATTACTCCACGTTGCAGCAGGCCAATTAAAAGACGATCGCAAAGAAGCGACAGCTGACTATGATGTAATTGACGCAATGACTTTATTATTTGGAAAAAAGGGTACTAAAGAAGTTGCAAATGCTAAGAAACGATATGCACGCACATATGGCAAGAAAGTTACAAAGGCACAAATTGATGCCGCAAAAAGAGTACTTGCATAATGATAGATAATTTTTTAAAGAAGTATAATTTAACGCGCTATCAAGTTGCTAAAATATCAGGTGTGCCAGAGAGCACGCTGGTATCGGCCAATGATAGTCACATCAATAGTCTTTCTGTACGTGTGCTTCAAGCACTAGCTATGGCAACAGGGAAAACACCGGGTGCAGTATTGGACGAATTGATCAAGCAGCAGGGTAATCCGATCATTAATTTCATGCAGGCACATCCCGGGCTTGATAAACAGCTGGTTAATGATATCGAGGATCTAATGATTAAGATTCACAATGACGGTGGAGCACTAAGTAACGTTACTTTTAATCGTTACTATGATGAGGGTGATGACACTAACGAGCGTGCCACAGTTGCAATGCAGAATCTGAAACAGCAGCTAACTGAATTTTTAAATAACAAAAGACCTGATTAA